TAGGAGCAATATCTAATGGCTATTCGCATTCCCATCATCACCGATTTTCAAGGTGACGGACTCAAAAAAACTTTTGAGCAATTCAAGGCGCTGGAAACCAATTCAGAAAAAGCATCTTTCGCGCTGAGGAAAGCATTCGTCCCAGCAACGGCAGCTCTTGCAGCATTAGGTGCTGGTCTTGTCATGACTGCGAAAGCAGCTGCAGAAGATCAGGCTGCGCAGGCACAACTTGCGCGCCAGCTGCAAGCAACCACTGGAGCAACAGACGGACAGATCAAAGCCAATGAGGATTTCATCAGCACGCTGTCTCGTAGCGCAGCTGTCGCTGACGATGAACTTCGTCCGGCATTGTCAAGCCTTGTCCGTGGTACAGGCGATTTAGCGACCGCACAGGACGCTCTCAAAACTGTCTTAGATGTCTCGGCTGCTACTGGTAAAGGCGTGCAAGAAGTCGCTGATGCTGTGTCCAAGGCTTACGGTGGCAACACGAAAGCGATCAAGCAACTTTCGCCAGAGCTTTTCAAGCTCATCAAAGATGGTGCATCAGTTGATGAAGTAATGCAGTCACTCGCTTCGACTTTTGGTGGCGCTGCATCCACTGCAGCGAACACGGCTCAGGGCAAGTTCAAGAACCTCACTATTCAGCTCGGCGAAGCCAAAGAAGCAATCGGAACCGCGCTTCTTCCAGTAGTTGAGATCATGGTCAAAGCGTTCACCAATTTCGCGATCTGGGCACAAAAGAACGCAGGCGTGATTCTTGGCATTGCGACCGCCATCGGAGCAATCGCTGCAGCAATCGTCGGAACCAACATTGCACTCGCAGCATGGAAGACCGTCAGCGTCATTACCATCGGCATCAACTATGCGCTCGCTGCATCGTTCACAGCTGTCCAAGTTGCAACCGGTGTAGGCATCGCAGTAGTGATCGCTGGTGTTGCAGCGTTTGCTTTGTACAAGCGTCAGATGAACGGGCTCAAAGACGACCTCGGCGGTGTTGCTGCACAGCAAGGTCTCACTAATCAGCAGATGCTTCGCATGTCCGATGCAGGGAAACTGGCAACCGGGGCAGTGACTGGTCTTGACATTGCATCAACTGGTGCTGGTGGCGCGGTGGACAAGATGGGCGAGAAAATCAAGAAGGCTCGCGAAGAGATTGAGAAACAATTTGCTGAAGCTTTGGACGCTGCCAAAGACAAACTCGAAAAAGCCAAAACTGCCTACGACGAGTTCAAGACCACGGTCTCGCAATCGGTCACTGGTGAGTTCTCAATCTCTGGTGCAGCCGACGCAGCCAAAGAAGCCGGAACGACCATCCTTGCCCAGCTCACACAGCAAGCCAACGGTGCTAAAGCGTTCGGATCTAAGGTCGAGCAACTGCTCAAAATGGGTCTCTCGGAAAGGGCTCTCAGAAGCGTTCTAGCAGCCGGTCAAGAAGCTGGAGACGCAATCGCCACAGAACTGATCCAAGGTGGCTCAGACGCGATCACAGGACCTAATGGGATCAACCAGATGCTGGACTCGCTCAACATGTTCGCCGACGCGCTCGGTGTTTTTGGTGCTGACATGTTCTATGGCGCTGGAATCAAGCAAGGCGAAGCGATGGTCGCTGGAATTAGTGCAGCAATTGCTCAGGCACAAACAAAACTAAAAAACCCGAATCTAAAGCTGGCAGATGTCAAGGGCATCGGAGCAAACTTTCAAGACCTCACCAACGCAATCTTTTTAGGTCCATCAGAGTCCACAATGGCATCAATCCCAACGAGCGCGGAAGAGTTCGCAGCGATGCGCGGTGGCTCGCAATACAACATCACCGTGAACGGTGGACTCAACTCATCAGCCGAACAAGGCAAAGCAGTTATCGATGCCATTCGTGCAGCTAATCGTGCATACGGTCCAGCAGCTATCTCGGTCGCATAATCATGGGTGCAGCAGTTGTCCAGTCTGGTGAGTACAAGCTTGAGATCGACACAGGCTTTGACTCAGGCAGTTTTGTACTTGACTCAGATCTCAAAGGCGTTTTAGATAACACGCTCTATACGCTCGGACCGGGTACAACTTTTGCCGATGTGACCACAGGCGTGACAGCTGTAAACATCTTCCGCGGTCGGCGCGACATTGGAGACCAGTTCTTGCCCGGCACGATGAGTTTCACACTCAATGACCAGATCGCTTATGGCGCGTTCAACCCTTTCAACGACGCGAACACCGATCCAGCAAATAACCAACCGGGTCTTGCACCGATGCGCCAAGTTCGTTTCTACCGTTACAACGCGTCAGGGACAGCCGAGTCGCTCTTTCAGGGAATCATCGTCACATACGACTATTTCTTCAGCATGGACAACAACGACACCGTTCAAGTGTTCTGTGTAGATAACCAATACCTACTCGCACAGGCAGAACTGGACGAATGGAATGTCAGCGAACAACTCTCCAGCGCTCGAGTTGTTGAGATGCTCGCGCTTCCAGAAGTGGACGCTTTCCAAGGCGTAGGTCAGCAATCAATAGAAACAGGCGAAACAACACTTGGGGGATCGGCTGCATTTACGGTCCCACAGGGAACCAATGTTCAGCAATACCTCGCCGATATTATTGATGCGGAACAAGGTCGCGCATTCATAAACCGTTCAGGAGTGTTTACATTCCAAAACAGGATAGGAAGCTTTGTTGGCACACCGATAGCAACATTCAGCGACCATGGCGACTATCCGTATTCGGATCTGGGCATCAATTTCGGCGCAGACAAAGTTGTCAATCGCGCGACCGTTTCAACATTGCAACACCCAAACAATCCACAAACCATCAACGATCTTGGCTCACAGGCAGAGTACTTCATTCAATCTGTTTCCTATTTGGGAAGCCTTCTGCACAACGATGCTGCAGCTTTGGTGTTGGCTGCATACCTAATTCGACCCCAGCCGACAGCAGTCTTTACTGGTCTCACGACTGAGTTCCAGACTTTGACTACAGCTCAGCGTGATGTGGTGGCAACACTTGACATCGGCAGCGTGGTCAGCATTGAAAAGACGATTCAGACCAGCTCAACGACAACCTCGATCATCGGCGAAACTGCAGCCATTGAGGGCATCGTGCATGAGATCACTTTTAGCCAGCCACACAAAACGACTATCTACACATCCCCGACACAGGTCTATCTGGACTTCATTCTTGACAGTTCCACACTCTCAACCGTGTACGCACTAACCTAGGAGACACTATGGCAATCAAGACATTCACTGCGGGCGAGGTGCTGACCGCATCCGATACCAATACTTACCTCAATAACGGGGGTCTGGTTTACATTACGCAAGCCTCAAACTCTGCCACGACATCTCTATCAATCAATAACTGTTTTACATCGACATATCAAAATTATCGGATCATTGTCAATCAAACAGCAATGTCAGGAAACGATGCAATTTATTTGAGAATGCGCGTCGGCGGAACCGATGACTCAACCGCTAATTATCAATACGCAGCCAATGTCTCTACATCTGCTGGCGGTTCCTCAGTTATGGCTGGCGCTAACCAAAATACCGTGTTATTAGGATTTGTTGGATCAGCATCACCGACTGCTGGTTCGTCCATAGATATTTTTAGTCCACAAGTATCAACGCGCACATGGGGAACGACTCTGCGTTATGAGTTTGACAGCGTTACTTACAATGGCAGAAGCGGTTCATTTGTAAAAGATCAAGTCACTTCTTTTGATGGTTTTACTCTCATTGCTGGCGGTGGAACAACATTTAGTTCAACCGTCTATGTTTACGGGTATAGGAACTCATAATGACAAAACCACAAATCACCATTCATGATGCGCTTACTGGCGAAACAATTGTCCGCGACATGACAACAGACGAAATTGCCGAATACACAATCACAGTTGAACTGCCGACACCAGCTGACGAATGAAATGGCGTTACCTCATCGGCTACGGCGCGCTCATCGCGGTCGTCTTGTGGGGATGCGCTGGATGCTCTGATCGTGAACGCAAGAACTGTGTGCGCGCCGGCAACCAGCCTGTGACGATCTCATCAGATCTACAAGTTGGGACGGGTCGCTGTGCCTAAATACACCAACGATGAAATCAAAGCTCGACTAATCCTCATCGTTGGCTGTGGTCTAACACTCGCTTTCGTCGGATCAATTTTCACGCTTCTTTACGGTCTGCTTTTTGTGACCCAGCCACTCGAGCAAGCACCAAACGACGCAGAAGCCTTTTCGGTACTAAACCCGATGCTTATGACACTCTCTGGCGGTCTAATAGGATTACTTGCATCCAACGGACTCAAGAACAAACAAAAGGACGGACACGATGAAAGCTAAAGATAAAGCCATGCTCGCCAGTTACGCACGATCAGTAGTCGGAGCTCTCATCGCGGTCTATTCCACCGGCACAACAGATCCGCGCGACTTTGGCAAAGGTGCAATCGCAGCAATCATTCCACCACTTTTGCGCTGGGTGAACCCTAAAGACGGAGCCTTTGGTCGTGGCGATAGCCAAAGCTAAAGCTGGGGTCCCGAACGCTCGGGACTACATTGGCAACGCTGACGGAGCATCACCAGCTCCACGCGCAGGCATGAACGAATGGATCAAGCAAGCCATCGCTGCATCAAATGGAGCGCTTTGGAACAACGGATCATGGGGTCAGCGCGACATGCGCGGAAAGCCCGGATCGCTTTCAGTTCATGCAACTGGCAGAGCTGTAGATCTTTCGTATCGCAAGAGTGAAAAGAACCCAAAAGCAGGACGCAAAGAAGCGCTCGTCTTCATTGACAAGCTTGTCGCCAACGCCAACGACCTCGGTCTCCAGTGCATCCTTGACTATTTCCCAGAGCCACACGGACGCGCTTGGCGCTGTGATCGTTACGCATGGATGAAATACGAGAAGCCAACTATTCACGGCGCGCCAAAGGGAGACTGGTTTCACATTGAGATCACACCACAAGCTGCAGACTCAGTGATCTGGGTAAAAGCCGCGTTCCTAAAGGTCTTCGGGGAAATCCCACCTAAAGCTTGACCAATGCCCTAGGGTCGGAGTACCGACGAAAGGCAAGTGATTATGAGTGAACCGCAGTTCTTTGACTACTCCGTTTACACAGGAGTAATGGATAACGGACAAGAGATCCTCGTACAGATTTTCACGGAACCTGAATCGGGCAAATACCTACTAGGACAAATTGCATTCCGATCGCATGCTTCATCATGGGGCGTGCCTATACCACTGGAG